GGCTCACGCAAGAAGATGCGAAAGTGCGCGACTCGCATGCCGCGCAGGATCGCGTCCGCCGGGATCTGACGCAGGCCTTTCCCAACGGATTGCAATACCCGGGCGATCAGAACGGTTCGGCTGCGGAAGTCATCAATTGCCGCTGTACGCTCCTCTACTCTGACCTGGAGGCGCCCGCATGACGCGCGCCATAACCCGCCTCCGCGCTGTCGTGCGCGGCGAACTCCGGAATCTGGAACTCCGCTCCGATGCGCTGCCCGCCGGTGTCGCCGGGCGCATGCAGGGAATCGCGTTGACCTACGGCGTCGCTGACTATTACGGCACGGTGTTCGATCGAGGCTGTCTCGATCGCACGCGCGGCGAGAAGCTGGCGGCCGGCAAGGTCAAGCTGCTGGCCGATCATGAGAACGAGACCTCGGCGCATGTGGGCGTCGTCCGCGCGCTGGAGGATGTGGGCGATGCGGTGCTCATGACCGCCGATCTCTTCGACACCGCGGCCGGACGCGCGCAGCTCGAGTATCTGAAAGCGGTCGTTGCGGCCGAGGCCTTTACCGGCCTCTCCGTGGGCTTCTATGCGCGGGACTCTGAGTGGGTGCCCTCCGCGACGGGCGAGAGCCTGCTCCACTACCGCGAGATCGAGCTCGACGAAGTGAGCGTCACGCCCTGCCCCGCCGTTCCCGGCACCGAAGTGACGGGGGCACGGCATGAGCCGGACGGCGCGCGCGACGTGACGCAAACGCTCCTCTCCACGATTCCGACTGATGTTCTGCGGGCCGCGCTCGCGGCTCGTGATGGCAACGCCACGCCATGCGAGGATACCCACGCCGCCCCCGCGGGCGCGTCCGGGGACGCCCCGAGCGAGGATAGCCCCGTGTCCATGGACGAACGCATGCGCGTCGTCCGGCAATCCTACGCACACCCCGGAAACTGACATGCTCCAAGCGAAGAATCGCAAAGCGAACGAGTTTCGCGCCAAGGCCGACGCCGTGCGCGCTGAGCTCATGGATGAAACCAAGACATTCACGAAAGACGAGATCGAGGCCAAGGCGACCGAGATCTCGGGATGGGAGCGGCGCGCCCAGATCGCCGCGGAATTCACGCCAGAGGCCGAGATCGAGCGCCAGGGCGGCGACGAGCTCGTGAAGAAGGCCGGGCCCGAGGCCGACGAGCTCGAGGCGCCGAACTACGCCAAGCGCGTGAAGGAGTTGGCTGAGCGCGTGGACCGCGAGTTCGGCGGCCCGAATTCGCTCATCCTGGCGCTCGCCAAGCGCCACATCGAGCCGCTCTCGAGCAGGCAGGAGAAGGTCATCAAGGCGATCAAGGAGCTGCAGTCGCGCGCCACGATCGTGGGGACCGCCTCCGATGCCTCGGGCGGTGAATTCCTGCTGCCGCTGCAGCAGGTCGCGTCGATTTTCTCGGTCGACGTCTCGGTGGGCGGCATCACCGACACGGCGAGCCGGTATGCCGTCTCCGGGCGCACGCTCCGCATCCCCTACCTCAAGCAGACGGATGCGACCAAGACGCGCCCCTACGCCGGCATCGCGAACGTCACGATCGTGGGCGAAGCGGCGAGCAAGCCGGAAGCCGAGCCCTCCTTCGCGCAGCGGCTCTTGACGGTCTACAAGTGGGCGGCCTACACCGAATTCGGCGACGAAATTCTGGCCGATGACCTGACGGGCGAGCTCGCGCCCACCGTGCAGAAAGCCATCGGTGGCCAGGTCATGAACGTCATCAACGAACAGTGCACGATCGACGGCAACGGCACGGCGCAGCCCTTGGGCGCCTTCAATGCGTCCAACCCCGGCATTTTCGTCGTGCCCCGGAAAACGGCGAACACGTTCACCGTGACCGACGCGTTCGCCATGTACGCGCGGCACGTCATGGGGCCTCGCTCGCGCTGGTACATCCACCCGAGCGTGCTCCCGCAGTTCATGGGGCTCACGCTGGCCGGGACGACGCTCGTGACCTGGATTCAGTCGCTCAACGCGGCGCCGCAGATGCAGCTCCTGGGCATCCCGGTTGTGGTGACGCCGCTGGTAGCGCTTCTGGGCACGCAGGCCGATGTCTGCCTCGGGAACGGCGATTTCTATGCGCTCGCCATTCGCTCGGCGCTCACCGTGGAATCGTCCATTCACTACAAGTTCCAGAACGACATCACGGCCTATCGGTTCTTCGCCCGCGCGGGCGGGATTCCGATCCCCGACGGCACGTACAGCTACAAGTCGGACGGCACCACGAAGACGTGGGAAGTCTCGCCGTTCGTCGTGCTGGATGACGCGGTGGCGTCGTAAGATGCAGACCGAGACGGCAAGCGTCGCGCAGGCGCGGTCAGGCGCCCGCGAGGCCGGGGGGCAATCCTCCGGCTCGGTCGTGGTCCTGGCCGTCGAGCGACACAAGCACGACGGCGTGCTCTATTTGCCGGGGCAATCCTATGCGATGGCGGCGCACCGTGTGGCGGCCAACGCCCAGGCTGGCCTCATCATGGTGCCGGGGGCGGTGCGCGTCCGCTGGTGGGACGCGCCGGGGCGTGTGATCGCCGCGGAAACCGCGGCTGACGTGGCGCCCCGCGCCACGCGGCAGGGATTGGGTGCGCTCCGGATCGTGCAAGGCGTGGGCTACGACCCCGGGAGCGCTGCCTTTCGCCATCACAGTGCCGTGAATGAGACGACGCATCATGCGAGCGCCTTCATCCGGTGGGGGCACAGCAATCCGCACTGCGATCTCCGGCAATATGACGGCGATGGGGACCTGGCCACCGTGCGCGAGCTCGTGCATCGGGCGGACGTGCTCCACTGCCACGTGAACTACATGCTCCTGGCGAACACCGGCCTCCGGCCGCGCCCCGAGCAACTCGTCATTCGCCACTATCACGGCTCCCGTCCGGAGGGGCGCTCGTGGCTGGAGCGCCCGCTCGATGAGGCGCACCGGGCGCTCGTTGTCGGCGCTCGGCTCTCGCACGTCGCCGAGTGGGACCGCATCCAGTGGCTCCCGATCCCCATCCCGGTGGCGCGCTACGCGGCGCTCCGTCAGCCGCACGAGGGCCAGTGCTTCCGCATTGCGCATAGTCCCACGAAGCGGGAATACAAGGGCACGGGCGTGTTCCTCGCCGCCATCGCGCGCCTGCAAGCGCGCGGCGTGCCGGTTGAGGCTGTGCTCATCGAGCGGCAGCAGCTTCGGGACGCGCTCGCCATGAAAGCGACCTGCGATGCGGTTTTCGATTCCTTCTGGCTGGGGCTCCAGGGCTCGGGGCTCGAAGGCGCGGCGATGGGGTTGCCGGTCATCGCTGGCGATCCGGATGTCGCGCTGCTCTATAAGCAGCACGTCGGGCACGTCCCCTATACCTACGCGCAGGACGAGCTCCAGCTCCAGCGGCAGATCGAGCGGCTTGTGACCGATGCCGCCTATCGCGCTGAGGAAGCGGCGCGCGTGCATCGCTATGTCGTGGCGTATCACGACTACGCCGCGGTCGGCGCGCGCTATGAGCAGATGCTGGCCGTGGCCTTGCAGCGGCCCGAGATCCTGACGCCCGCGGGTGAGCCGGTTGTGCGCCCCGAGCGGCCCGCGCCCAAAACGCCCAAGCGCCCCAAGCCCGCAACGCAAGCGCCCCGCCCCACGGTGAAACGATGACGCTCCCCGTGACGGCGGATTTGAAGAGCTACCTCCGGCTCGAGACGACCGATGAGGATGCGCTCTGCGCATCGCTCCTCGTGCGCGCGCAGGCGATGGTCGAGACCTATATCGGCCGCCCCTTGGTCGGCGTGCAGAATCTCGTGACGGTGGACGATGCGATCACGCACGAGCTCTACGGCCGCGTGACGACGCTCCAAACCGGCCTCTGGCCGATCGACCCGGCGACCGTGGCCATCGTGGATGGCGATGGCGTGGCCGTGGACCCCACGACGTATCGGGTCGTCGCCGCGCGCGGGCAGATCGTTGGCCTTCCGGGCACATCGTTCGTGCACGGCCCGTTCACGATCACCTACGCGGCTGGGCTCTCGCTCGATCCGTTCTACGCCACGCGCATTGAGCCCCTGGCCGGCGCCGCGATCCTGGATGTGGCGGCGGACTTGTATCAGCGCCGGAATCCGGCCGCGACGCAAGAGGCCGCGGGCGGCGGCGTCTCGACGAGCTACAAGACCGATACGCTCCCCGAGCGGGTGTGCCGGATGCTGGACGGGCTCCGCCTCGTCGCGGTGAGCGCGCTATGACGGCGGGCACCGTCTGGACCCGGGCGCAGCGCGCCGAGCGCGACTATTGGTGCCCCACGGACGCCGATGCGTGGATCATGCGGCGCGCCGCGGAGCAGGAGCAACTCGCGCTCTATGCCGGGCTCTTGGGGCTCACGCCCGACACGGTGCGCGGGCGCTCGGTGCTCGACCTGGGATGCGGGCCGCAGGGCTTGCTCCTCACCATGGCGCCGGTTCTCCGGCGCGGCGTGGCGGTCGACCCCTTGATGTTCGCGGGGAACGATGAAGCGCGGTATGCGGCGGCCGGTATCACCCGCGTCGTGGAGCCCGCCGAGACCTTCCGTGCGCCGAATGCCGAGCGCTTTGATGAGGTCTGGTGCTACAACGTCCTGCAGCACGTCATGGACCCGGAGCGCGTGCTGGAGACCGCGCGGATGCATGCCGACTGCGTGCGGGTCTTCGAGTGGCTCCATGTGCCCGCCAGCATCGTGCATCCGCACGTAATCACCGCGCCGCTCATCCGGAATCTGTTCACGGATTGGCGCGAAACGCGGCGCGTCGAGGGCACCGCGCGCGCACACGGCTGGTCGCAGCAGTTCCTGGCCGTCGTCTTCGAGCGAGGCGCCGCGTGAGCATTTCCCTGCGCGACACGCGCGTCCGGCTCTACGCGTACAGCGATGCCGGAAGCGCGGGCGACATCCTCCCGACCTACACGTTCGTCGAGGAGCGATGGGGGCGGGTCGAAGCGCCCTCCGGCCGCGCCTCCGCCGTCGCGGGGCAGCAGGAGAACACCATCGATGCGGTGATCGCGCTCCCCCGGAACGCGCAAGCCTCGCGGAACGGGCTCGCGAAGGCGGGGACGCAGTTCTACAAGATCACCGTGCTCTTGGATCGCCGCATGGCGAACGAAACGCAACTCCTCGCGGTCTTCGCCGACGATGCGACGTTCACGGTCGTGGATCCATGACCGACTTCCGCGATCTCGCCGCGCGCCTGGATGCCGCGATTGATGCCGGGCTTATTGCCGCCGCGCAGGTGGTGGTGAATGAGGCCAAGCTGAACACGCGTGGCGCGGTGTTCGCGGTGCCGGAGTCGCCGCGCCATCACGTGACGGGGAATCTCCAGAACTCCATCACGCGGAGCGAGCCCGAGAGCGGGCTCGGCGTCCGCTCGGTCCGCATCGGCACGAACGTGGACTACGGGCTCTTCTGGGAAGTGGGCTGGCACCCGGCGTTCGGGCACCGCGAGGTAACAGCGACAGGTAAAGCCCGGCTCATCCAGCATGACGGGCCGCGCCGGTTGATGCGGCACGAATGGCTCCGGCCCGCGCTCATGGATCACTTATCGGACGTGCAAGCCGCATTCGGCCGGACGGCGGCCCGCATCTTCGAGGGAACTGGCGTCAGCGTCACTACGAGCATCTCGGAGGCCGCGGACTAATGGCGACCGCGACGATGACCGACCTCTACACGACGCTCCGCACGCGGCTCCTGTCGGCCGTGCAGGCGCTCTCCGGCGATACGCTGGATGCGCTCTTCTCGGGTCGCCTCTACAACGATCAGCCGCCGGCGGATGCGGTCTTCCCCTATGGCGTGCTGCGGCTCCCCGATCTCCTGACCACGGGCGTCGATGGCACGATGCGGCTGGCCGGTGATCTGGAGCTCATGCTCTATGGTCGCCCCGCGTCGACGCGCGCCCAGATGCGCCACGCGGGCGATGTGGCGCTGTCCGGGCTCCGCACCTGGGCCACGACGTCCGGTGGTCTCATCAAGATCACGGATGCACGTGTGCAGATGCTCCCGAGTTTCCCCTCGCCTGCCGATGCGGAAATCGTGCAGGTGCGCGTGGTCGCCACGCTCTTTTGCTGGCCCCAGTTCCTCACCCC